GGTAATTTCAATATCATGCTGGTGTAGCACAGCTGGTAGTGCACTTCACTCGTAATGAAGGGGTCGCAGGTTCGAGTCCTGTCACCAGCATAAACCCAGTAGTATCAACGGTTTGAGCGATTTCTAAACAATCAAATATGTAGTGGTCGGAAGCAGAATTTTTCCAACAAACAGAAGTCACTTCACAGTTAAATGTGAGGTGGCTTTTTTGTTATATGCTCATAAAGTTTGCTATTGAGGATTTTTTTGATGATAGAAAGTTCAACAATGTAACAGAAAACACTTTGATAACCTACCGTTATTATCTAAGAGATTTCCAAGAGTTTTGCCAAGAGCATGAAATTGTGAATGTGGAAGATATAACCCCTAACTTAGTCAAAAACTTTCTAATCAGCTGCCAAAAGAAAGGAAACAACCCCACAAGTATTAACTCAAAACTGACACGTATTAGGGCATTCTTAAATTACATGGTGGAATGCAATGTAATCAAAGAGAACCCAGCCAAAAAGGTTAAAAAAGCTAAAACTGATGTCAAAATTGACGTATTTACAGATCAGCAAATCAAGCAAATGCTGTCTTATTACAGACGAATCAAGCAAAGAGAAAAAAGTCTGTTCGCATATCGTGATTACACGCTGATCGTGACCTTATTAGGTACAGGTCTTAGATTGCAAGAAGTCGTCAATTTGAAGTGGTCTGATTTAGACTTTGAAAATTACATGCTAACCGTCTTTGGCAAGAACCGCAAACGTGAAATGATTCCCATTACAGAAAAGTTAGTAAAAGAGTTATTAGCCTATCAAGTTTTTCTTAAAAGTTATTTCAAGCATAAAGAAGTTGAATATGTATTCACTAACATAAAAGGCGAGCAAATGACAAAAAATGCAGTCCAATCTATTTTCAAAAGACTATCTAAAATCATGAATTTTAAAAATGTTAGATTAAGCTGCCACACTTTTCGACATACATTCTGCCAACGCTGTATTCAATCAGGGATGAGTACATTCGCTGTTCAAAAGTTGATGCGTCATTCATCTATTGCTGTTACTGAACGGTATGCTGCCATGTGGGGGAACGAATTAAAAGAGCAGAATGACAAATTTAATCCATTAAACAAATTGGAAATTTAAAGGGGGATAGTAAAAGAAAGGAGAAGTTGGAAAGATATAGCCATTTGTAAGTAAATAAAAAGGGAATGAGTGCCGCAATACTCATTCCCAAGTGTCGATAGATAGACACACATATAAAACCTAACCAGTTACAGTATATACTACTTTTTAAAAATAAACAAGGTATATACTCTTATTTAAGTGTGTCTATCCTATCGAACATACATTCGGTAGGAGGATAGACAAATCATGATAATAGGGAACATTGAACAGTTCAAGCACCTTTCTCAGTTTACTTCTCTTAAAGAATTCAACAATCATATAGAAATGTGGATGGCAGAATACAAGAGCCATTTCACCAAATCAGAACTTATTGCCCTCAAACGCTTAATACGCTTTTCTGCTAAAGTGTATGGTGTTTCCACAGCATCCATCAATACTATCCTTAAAGCCACAGAAAAAGATGCAGGTATAAGTATATCTGAAGCCACCTTCCATAGAATGAAACGCAAAGCTATTAAAATTGGTATGTTATCCATCTATTACACAGTAAGAAAAAACGGTTCACAATCATCTAACATTTGGGTATTTAATCGTTTTGTTAATACAAATGACACCCCTAACAACTCTATTCAAGAGCAAAAAAGCCAATCAAATCAAGCAAAGAACGATAATGTCAATGAAATAACAAATGGCACCCCTAATAAAACTAGCAACCATATTAAAACTAATATTCTTTATATTAAACGTTATGACGGTACAGAAGCAGAATTTGTAAGTTCAAGAGTTCCTAAACAATTTGTCAAATTAGTTTCATGCTTCTACAACAAAGCTGACGTGATTGAAGAGTTGTGGAAGGTTGTTAAGTGTGCTACTAGCAAACTCAATTACACAGTAGCAGAAGTGACAAGCATAGCAATGGATTGCTTTAGACAACTCATAAGACTTGTAAGGAAGGGTAGAATTAGAAAGTCTATTTACGCTTGTTTCTGGGGCATTGTGAACAAAAAACTGGATGAACTGTACTTCGAAGAACTGTATGAAATGGGTTTTGCCTTAAATGAATGAGAAAATAAAAAGGCCGCCATTAAAGGCAATCTACTATGGGTATGAGGTATCATAGCAGCTAGAGCTATAGGTATCTTTCAACCATTCTTCAATATATTGGTTGCTATCCCTGATTTTATGAGGGTAGGATACGAATGAGGGGGGTTTTACTAGAATTTTTCTATGTGAAAGATGGGTTTAATCAAATAACCCCTGATTCTTCTAATCCTTTTAATATAAAGTCATCAATATCAGCATAGTCGTATTCCGGCTCCTCTATTTGAACATCTTCAATGAATTCTTTAGGTTCTTCTACTTCTGGTTTTGTGAATGGAACAATTGAGTACGTATTGACTTCTTGCATAATATAGGTCTTTGTTTTTCTTTTAACGGAATTTTTCTTATTGTAGGAGCCGACACTTTTGAAAATAACGCCCTTTTCAATAGCGCTGTTTACATATTTCACTGCTGTTCTTTCATCACAGTCCAGTAATTCTGCCCATTTTGAATAAGAGTATTTAGCTTTAGTACCTTTTTTAGGGTTTTCCCATTTGGCAACTGCTACATAGATGAAGAATTCAATTGGAGATAGTTCTCTAACCTTATCATAAGGAACAAATGTATAACCGCCTGATATCTCATTGAAGGTAATGAAAAGGGATTTATTTTCTTCTTTTAAATTGATAATTCCATATTCTTGAAGAGTAGTTAGCGCATATCTTATTTTTTCCTTGTTGTATCGAGCCGAAGACGATAGTTTAATAACTTTGTTAAGAGTGTCAATATGGCTTATTACTTCCTCTTCAAAAGTTCTTAGTGTATATAAATGACTAAATACGTACAATTCTTCTACCGTTAATTCAAGGTTTCCCTCAATAAAATCATTTACAATACGAATTTTGTTTTCCATCTGCACATTTTCCTTTCTTTTAGTAATTTGTCTGCTTATTTCCCCTTTGTTTAAAATGTATAGATAGTTTTTATCGTTGGTCTAATGCTTCTTTAAGTTCGGGTGTTCTCTCGAACAAGTAAAAGATGTTGTTTGAAGCAATGTGTCTAGCTGCTGTTACGTATTTAATGCCTTTTTCATATCTTAGATAGTCTGCAACTTTACGATCATAGCAAAAGAAATAGCTGTTTTCCTTCTTTTTTAAACCCATCTTGAATACTCCTTTCTTTTTTGCCCCTCAACCTACCTTTTACACTATTTCTATCCTGTATTTTTTGTTCGTAAAACATAAACCGACAAATTTTTAAGAAATCTTGATTGATGAAAATGATAGTGGTTCAGCAAAATCCAACAGAAAATGGTTGTATTTTGTGAAAGCTATTCAGCAAAATCCAACCAAAACTTGTTGTGTTTTGTTAAGGTTTCAGCAAAAAGTAGCAAAAAATTGTTATGTTTTGCTGGAATCTCAACAAAAAACAACAAAAACTTGCTAAAAAAACCATAGTATACAAAGAAACTATATATACAAAGAAAGTATAGTTTCTTACAAAGAAACTATAACGCACACTTTTTTTGGTTTTTGTTCTTGGATGAATAAGTAATTAGATAAGGAGAATAATTGAGAGTGTGGTCAAGAAGTGGAGTATTCTCGCCTAAAAGGATAAATTTAACGAACATGGAGTAAGTAATTAAAAACGTAACACAAATTACTTATTCTATTAGTTAGAGGACTAGAGAACAGATAGTATAGGACTAACATAGACTAACTACAATAACAGTAATAACGAATAATACTCCTCGGTTTTGACCTGATACACATAAAGTGTGTAGTGGCTTTTCACCATCGGTGATGTCGAAAAAGGGGGTATACATTGTGCACACCCTTGAAATGACAATCATAAACGTTTCTTGCTGACGCCCTATGTTTAACATAGACCGTTTTAAAAAGCTGATGTTGGCAGTGGCAATATTAGGTCAGAGCAGAATTGCGCTCAGTTAGAAGGTCGGTTTTACTCAAAAATGAGTAAAAGTCCAATCCTTTGACAAGCACCAAGGGTATGTGTAATGTGTACCCCCTTGTTGACAGTGATAGTAATGCCTTTTTACTCAGCGCAGAATTGCTCTCATAATAAGCCTATTCCTCAGTGTACAAAGTGTACAAAACCATCACTTATTGTAATCAATGCGCCTTGAACCCTTGATACATAAGGCTTTAGAGCACTTTTTGATTTCGCAGTACAGATATAGAATATATTATTAATTCTTTATATGTACTGCCAAACCACAATAAGGCTCAAACCCTTGATACATAAGGCTTTAAGCCACTTTGTACTCAATAAGTGTTTAATGTACAGTACATTGTACAAACAATGGGGTAAATAAAGTTTACCTCACTAATTCTTTAGGGTGTCGGTTAAAGCTACACCCTTTTCGTAATACTGTCATTTGAACTGACGGTATTATTTGCTAAGCCTATTGCTCAAAAATTTTTTCAAAATCTTTTTCGCTGCGTTAACAAGCTGGCTATAATGTTAGGATGTAAGAAGAAATAAGTATAAAAAAATTCCTCAAAAGGGGGTAATTAAGAATTATGTTATAATCAAAGGAGTGACAGGTAAAAAACAAAATTAATATTAAAGTAATAATTTGCGTAAATCAATAAATGCAGTAATCACGAATAAAATTCAATGAGAATGTATAAAAAAAATATATTATAAATGCTTTACATTTGCAAAATCAAGGATAAAATGACAACGAACAAACAATGAGGGTTACCGATGAGAGGAATACTATTCCGGTGATAAAAAATTCTCAAAACCTAAAATTTTTAGGTTGAACTTCTATATTAAAAGTAGAGAGAGAAAAAAGTAAAAGAAATGTTCAGAGCAGTGTAATAAAGGTCAACATGAACGATAAAAAAGGAGAGATATAAATGATAAATGAAGTTATTGTAGCAGGTAAAAAATTTGAGGTGTTCGATAAAGAAATTATTCCAGTTCTGAAAACAGATGAAGGAAACTTGGTTGTTAATGTAAGAGAGTTACATGAGTATCTGGGTGTAGAAACACCATTTCATAAATGGATTAGAAGAAAGATTGAACAATATGGCTTTGAACCAGTAACAGACTTTTGGACATTTTTGTCCGAAAGTAACGGTGGTAGACCTTCAAAAGAATACATCTTTAAATTAGACAGTGCAAAAGAATTAGCAATGCTTGAAAACAATGAGATGGGTCGTAAGATTCGGAAATACTTCATTGAAGTTGAAAAACGTGCAAGAGGGCTTCAAAAACCAATGATCTACAGCTACATGATTGATGACCCAATTGAAAGAGCTAAAATGTGGATTAAAGAACAGGAAGAAAAACAACGATTACAAAAGCAATTAGAAGAAGCAAAACCTAAAATTGAATTTTATGAAGCATTTAAAGCTAGCAAATCTGATGTTGAAGTCGGTGATTTAGCAAGAACATTAGCAAGTGCAGGTATAAAGATAGGAAGAAATAGACTCTTTAGATGGTTAAGAGATAATGGATATATCAGGGTAACAAGGGTTAACAATTCGAGATTTAACGTACCTACACAGAAGGCTATTGAGCTTGGAATATTAAAGCAAAGACAGGTAACTTATAGCAACGGTTATGTAACTAATTTAATAGGTTTTAAGACGTTAGTGACTCCAAAAGGACAAATTTATTTCTATAAGAAATTAAAACAAGAACAAGAACTATGTTTTCAGTAAGTGTCCATGTCCTAACATGGATGCTTACGATACTATATTACATCAAATTGAAGAAAAATACCAGTTACCGTTTTTAAAATGTTCAACTTGAACCTTTAAAAATGATTGGGATGATTGGAATGGAATACGAAACAGAGTTCTATGAGCAGCTTCAGAAATCCAAAAAATTTGAAAGATATGCAAGAAAGTTGGCAAATAAATATTTCATTGAGGACTACAATGAAGAAGTAATACATTTCAAAGCAAGATTGCTAAGTGTTTGCTATGACAAGGGTGAAACATACAGAATCAATAAGAACAGTAATTATAAAGAAATGTTAGACATCTTAAAGGATCCTAAAGATAAGAGACACAAGAACTTAATCAATTACATCCTTATCAATGCTTTTCACAAAATTGAAGAAGAAGAGGCCGACTATCAAGGTAAAATCAAAGTCGGTAAAGAATGGGTTGAATCTCCTATCATGTTTACCGATAGGATAGAGAATGGTCAAGAAAATGAATTAAAGTATGAAAATGTATATGTTTCACCCGATACCATTAATCGTGATGACATAACTTTCGCTAAAGAAATCGCCTACCAGTTTCTAAGAAAAGATTCATTTGAGTTCGTAAATGATGTTTTTGAATTGCCAGAAGAAGAAATATTAGAGAAATACAACTACCCTAATAGATCATTTGTTAATAAGCGTATTAATAGAATTGGTGAGAAATTAGAGCAGCATAGAGAAGAAATTAATAACATGGTTGAGAGTGAACAAGAAAAACAATGTGAAGAAAATTTGAAAATTGTTGAAGACCTATTAAATGAGGTCATGAATGGCACAGATGAAACCTTTGCAAAGAAAATATACGAGTATAAAAACAATGAAATTGTAAGTAAAATCTTAGCTGACAATGTTGTAATAATTGAAGACTTTTTAGAGATGTGTAAACAGGGCTGGATCAATAAAGATACTTATGAAATTATTAACGCATTAAATAACGCAGAAATTTACTTAAAAGATAAATTAACCAAGTTGAAAAGGCCCAAACGAGAAACAAAGTTTCCTATCAATTTAGAACGATTAAAGAAAAACAAAGAAAGACAAGCAAAGTACAATGAGTGGACTAAACCAAGTGATGTAATGGTGTATGACCTGGAAGGTAACTATTTAAGAACAGAAACCCCAAATGGAAAGGTAAAAAACAGCATGAAACCAAAGAAAAGATGTAATAAGCCAGGATGTAGGGAACTCATTGACTATGACCAGAAATATTGTGAGAAGCATCGTGGTTATGGCGATAAAGAATATAATCGACAGGTGCGATGGAATAAGGACAATGAGAAGTATGCTAGGTTTTACAACTCAACAGAATGGAAGAAACTAAGACGGTCTTATATATTAGCGCATCCATTATGTGAAAGGTGTTTGGCAGAAGGTGTAATAAGGCAAGCAGATGTGGTTCACCATGTTATCCCTATCCGTCAAGACTATTCAAAAAGATTGGACTGGAACAATCTTGAGAGTATCTGCCACTACCATCATAACCTTGAACACTCTGATTTGAGAAGGAAATGAGTCGGATAAGGTCATTTATCCGACTCTTTTTTTAGGTAGTTAGTAACAAGTTTTTCAATAATTTTACTAGCGTCAGTACCTTCTTTTACTGCTTGTAATTTCAACTTTTTAATTATTTCTTCCTCTAGTGTAGTTGTGAATTTTTTTCTCATAGTGAAATAAACCTCCTTGACAATATACGTATATACGTATAAAATATAGATGTACGTGAATACGTATAGTTTAACATAAAGGAGCTAGAAATCAAGGTTATTTCCAAAAAAATTCCAAATGAATTATAAATACAACTAAGAAAGAGGAGGGTTATTGGTGAAGAAAAAAATTTGGTTAACAGAAAAGGGGTCGATCAAAAAGCGTTTTGTGTATATGTCTTTCGAAGAAGTAAGAGAACATTTTGAAGATATGATTTATAAAAAAATCAGACAAACTAATAACAGATTTATTTTTAATCCTATTGAAGAAGATGATTTTAAACAGGAATTAGAAATAGAGCTATGGAGAGCTTATCAAGATTATGATCCATCTACTGGGTATTGTTTTTCTACATACTTAGAATATAAGCTGCGGAAAGGAGTGAGAAGAGCTACTTTTTCAAGGTACTCTAAGAAAAATCAACATAATGGTATCTTCTCAATAAACTCTCCAATAAATGATGATGGTTTCAAGATTGAAGATATGCTATCAACTTCTGATACAACTTTTGATAATATCGCCTATAATGAATTGTTATCGCTTATTTTATCAAGCGTCAAAGAAGATGAGATAGAAGCCCTTAAAGTTCTGTTGGATAGAAAAGAGTATTCAATTTCTGATTATGCACAAAAGTTCGGTATTACTAGACAAGGTGCCGATAAAAGAGTAAGAAAGCTTCGTAACAAACTAAGAAAAGTCATTTCAAAAAAATATCTTGGTATCGCATGACAATATATTGTTACGTAGATAATTAAGCAAAAAGGTAAAAAATTACCATCATCCGTATATATAGGATGGAAAGGATAACTAAGCCCTATTATTCCTCCTTTATCTGTTCATTGTCATTACTCCTTATTCGCTTCATTTGTTCCACCCCCTTAGTTGGCAGGTTGAATAATTGACCTGCCATTTCTCATGCTAGGCTTTATGCTTATAAAAGTGTGGAAACTAATACAAGGGGATTAACAATCTTAATCTTTTAGGTAATACGAAGTGGACAAAAAGTTACATATTTTTACTCTGTTTCCTCCATTTTTGTCGTATAATGATATATATTCAGAAATGGAGGATTAGAATGAATTTAGTATATTTTAACAAGGCACATACACAATCCCAAAAACTTAAGTTATTAAATGGGTTAGATAAAGCTGAAAAAGAAAAAATTATATTAGAGCAAAGAAATGCAATATTGTCATCTTGGGAAAAATGTGATGTTGAAACAAGTAATTTATTAGAACAAAATTTCGATTCACTTGAAGATAAGATAATGGAATATGACAGATTGCTTTCGTTTGCAGATTGGACGTATAAAAAATATATTTACGGTCAAAAAACTCAAAGAAATATTTACCAATGGGATATTTTTTATTGTGATCTCGGTCATAATATCGGTGGTGAAAAGAATAAAACAAGACCCGTAATAATTTTACAAAAAACAAAAGGCTACCTAGATGCAAAAACAATAATGGTTGCTCCTATAACTATAGGAGATTCATTTGGCACTAAAAAATTGTTTAAGCATGAAATATTGATAAATGATACTTATAAAGGCAAGATAAAAGGAAAAATTGATTTAAGTCATATTAGAGCTGTTGATAAGTCAAGATTAGATGAAAAACCTAAGGACAGACTTTTAAAATTAGATGAGTATAAAAAACGTTATCCAAATGGTGAATTTGTAACTACTCAAGAAAAAATAAAAATGGCATTAAAACAATTATTTGCTATTGACATTTAAAATATATATGTCTATAATATAGACATAAAGAATTTACGCCGTAAGGGCAGTGGATAGAGTTTTTTAGTGCAGTAGGCACAGTGGATATTGTATTTAGTGAAGGAGATCTCCCTATTTATCTGTGGAGGTCTCTTTGTTTGTGGTCAAAATAAAATACTTTAAGCAAAAATGATATTAAACGCCTTCAAATTTTTGATCTGAAGCAGGGAATTAAAGCCCTGCTTTTGTTGTGAATGATACACAATATGTTGTTTTAAAGACCCCGTATCTTGTATGGGGGTAGGATATAATAGCACAATTCATCGGCGCGGGGTTTTCTTTGCATGAAATTCCAAAAACTTAGACCCTGTTTTTTCTAAATTTGCCCAAGCTGACGATGATGCTCATAGAAGTGTCATCGTCAGTTTTTTAATTAGAACATAACTTACGTAAATATTTACATATATTTTTATTCGGAAAAGAAAGTTGGTGATGGAATGGCGAGACCACGCAAACTTGTTGGTGCTCAAACAGGACACCTAACTAAGGAACAGATTGCAGAAAAGAAAGATCAAGAGGAAGCACTTGAACAACTCCCACCTTTAGATGTTGATGATGTCCCTAAATTTCTTGATGCCAGGGGTAAAAAGGAATGGAAACGAATTGCCCCATTAATGCAGGAACTTCCTATTAGTGAGTTAGACCGTCAGATGCTTGCAATGTATTGCAATTACGTAAGCATTTATGAGCAATGTGCAAAAGCATTAAAAAAAGAAGGTTTAACAGTTGTAGAGTTCGGTTCAAAAGGTCAAGCAATCACCAAACAAAATGTTCATTTTCAAACGATGATTCAAGCAAGTAGAGAAATCAAAAATATTGCAAGCACAATGGGGCTTACACTTGATTCTAGGTTAAGAATATTGGTGCCAGAAAGGGAAGCAAAAGAAAAAGATCCTTTTGCTGATTTGCTAAATGATTAATACAACTATTGATTACGCAACAATATACGCTAATAAAGTTGTGAATGGTGAAATAACAGCGTCAGATAAAGTAATTAAAGCATGTCAAAGGCACTTAAATGACCTTGAAAAGTCAAAAAAACCTGATTTTCCATATGAATTTAAGCCTGATAAAGCCAATAAAATAATAAAATTCATTGAATTGTTGCCTGATGTCTCAACAGGCAAGCAAATGAAGCTGGCTTTATTTCAAAAATTCATTATTTGCTCGTTATATGGCTGGGTTTATAAAGAAACTGGTTACAGGAGATTCAATAAGGCCTATATTTCAATGGCTAGAAAGAATGGTAAATCAATTTTAGTTGCAGGTATTGCACTTTATGAACTGCTTTATGGTGAATATCCTAAACTTGACAGGCAGATTTATTGTACAGCCAACAGTAGAGATCAGGCAAAAACTGTTTATAGGATGATCGTGGCACAGTTAAAGAAAATACGTTCCAAATCTCCAGCCATTAGAAAACTAACAAAGATTGTACAAAGTGAAATTCGGTTTGAAGAAGCCAATAGTATATTAAAACCACTATCCAGAGAAACAGATAACCTAGACGGTTTGAATGTTTTGCTTGGAATCCTCGATGAATACCATACTTCCAATGACACAAGCATGATGGAAGTGCTTGAATCCTCACAATCTCAACAAAAACAACCTCTTATTTTGATTATTTCAACTGCTGGCTTCAAATTAAATGCCCCAATGTTTACGCAAGAATATCCCTATATCACTAAAATCCTCAACGGTGAAGAAGAAAACGACAACTATTTTGCTGTTTGTTATGAGCAAGATGATGAAAATGAGATAAATGACGAGTCGCTTTGGATTAAATCTAATCCTTTACTTGAAAGTAATGAAGTAAGGGAAATCATGCTCAAAAACTTGCGTAAAAAGTTAGCAGAAGCAAGAGCAAAAGATGAGTTACAAGGTACATTAGTTAAAAACTTCAATATGTGGCAGTCAGCTTCAAAAGAATCATTCTTAAAGGCTGATGAATGGCAAGCATGTGCCATTGATGAAGTGCCAGATCTCTACAATAAAGATGTTTATATAGGTGCTGACTTATCAAGAACAACAGACCTTTCAGCAATCAGTTGGATTGTTCCAATTAACGGAAAGTTTTTTATAGATGGCCATGGTTTTGTTGGCACTAAAGGTGGATTAGAGAACAAAATCAAGCGTGACAAGATAGATTACAAGAAATTAGAGCAACAAGGATATTGCACAATAACCAAAAAAGAATCTGGAATCATCGACTACAAAGACATTATTCAGTTTATTGATGACATGGTGGAGAAATATAACTGGAATGTTAAAGGAATCATGTACGATGAGTATTCAGCACCACCATTTATAACAGAATTGGAAGATAGGTATACATTGATTAATGTTAGACAAGGTGTAAAAACACTTTCACCAGCAACTAAGGATTTTCAAATTAAGGTGTATGAGAAACAAATCATGCACGCTAACAACCCTTTGTTAACTATTGCAATAAACAATGCCATTGTAAAGAAAGAAAATGACACCATAATGATTGATAAGAAGATGGCAAGAAATAAGATTGATATTTTGGCAGCAGCTATTAATGCTTGGACAGAAGCAATGTTTCATGTTGAGGATTCGATTGATTGGAATGAGTATTACACAAGCGAGGACTTTTCATTTTAAAGACGGTGATAATATGCAATTACAAATTTTAATGACCTTCTTAAAAGGTTTTTGGTTCAACTTACACACAATTTTATTTTTAGCAGGATTGATTACAATAGCAATTGCAGGGTTCATGTTCAACACAATTGTTGGATTAGTTGTAACAGGAATTTTTCTTATTGTTATCGCCTTTATATTGGACAAGCAAGGCGGTGAAAGATAAAGATGGCCTTCTTTAAAAGGTTAGGAAGTACAAGGAGTGCAACAGATCCCTTTCTTGATGCAGTCCTTTCTTTTACATCAAATGATTACGTAAATAGTTACGATGATATTTATGCTCTTAGGAACAGTGATGTTTACACAGCAGTTAAAATAATTGCTTCAGATATTGCTTCATCTCCTATACAATTAACAACCAACAACATTGTAGAAGCTGATAGTGATTTAAATTATCTGCTAAATGTGAAACCAAATGACTTAACCGATGCTTGGCATTTTAAATTTGCGTTGTGTGCCAACATGCTTTTGAATGGCAACAGCTATGCAAGAATCATTCGAGATAAACAAGGTAATCCTTTGAGATTAGATTTTCTTCCTGTCTCAAGCGTGATTGTCAAAACTGATGGCTTAAATATTAATTATGAATATACCGATGAGGAAGGTAACAAGATTAATTTAAATCAAAACGATGTGCTGCATTTTAAGTATGTAACTTACAATGGTCTGACTGGTATTAGTCCAATATTTGCACTAGGAAAAGAAATCCAGATGCAGGATGCAGGAAATAATACATTGTTATCCTTCTTCAAAAATGGCGTTAAAGGCTCTGGTATTCTAAAGATTAATCAAGGTAACTTGAACAGTAAAGCAAAAGAGAACATCAGAAAGAAATTTGAGGAAGCAAATAATGGCGATAACGAGTTAAGAACCATCATTTTAGACTCTAATATGGAATACACACCAATTGAAGTAAATACTAAAGTATTAGAGTTAGTGAATAATAACGTATATACGACAAAGCAGATCGCAAAAGCATTTGGTATTCCTCTTGATAAATTTGGCATGGAATTGACTAACACTTCAAGTGATCAAGCCAATCTTTCATATCTCCAAAATACCCTTTCACATTACTTTGCGGCTTTTATCTCTGAATTGAATATTAAATTATTGTCTTATCCTCAAAACAGAGTTTCTCAATTTAAGTTTAACACTGACAGATTACTAGAAGTTAGTACAGACAAGCTAATTGAATCACTAAGTAAAGGTATTCAAAGTTCAATACTTACTGTAAACGAAGCCAGAACAAAATTGGGATTACCTCCTATTGAAAATGGTGACAAAATGCTTGTCAGCTTGAATTACACAACCCTTAATGGACTTGAACAATACCAAGCTGATAAGCAAAACAATAACAGAGCCATTGAACAACAAGGAGGTGAAAACAATGCATGAACAATTGGAGATCAGGAGTTTTAATGCAGAAATTAGATCAGCAGATGTACAAGATGGACAAATGATTGTTGAAGGCTATGCTTTGAAATTCAATAGCCTTTCGGAATCATTTGGAAACTGGCGTGAGATTATAGATCCCCACGCATTAGACAATTGTGATTTATCTAATGTTGTTTGTTTAATTAACCATGATACTACTCTAGTTTTGGGGCGTAATACTTCAGGCACATTAGAACTGAATGTTGATGATACTGGATTGTATTTTAGGTGTGTCTTTCCTAACACATCCTATGCAAAAGACCTTTATGAACTAATACAGCGTGGCGATGTAAATAAGATGTCATTTGGGTTCTTTCTTGCTCCCAATGGTGATGAGTTTAGCGTAGATGAAGAAAATGGTGGTTACATTCGTACATTAAAGGCAATTGAAAAGATTTTTGATGTATCCATTGTTACAATTCCAGCTTATGAAGATACAAATGTCGAAATTGCTCAAAGAAGTATTGAAAAGTTGCAAAAAGAGATTGAGAAAGAAAAAGAATTGTTGCTTTTACAACTTGAGTTAGATAAATACCAAATCTAATTAAATGGCAACTAATCAAAGTCACTGTTCGCAGTGGCTATTTTTTATGACTTCTTAGAAAGGATGAGGTTTGAATGTTAACTGAAAAAATCAAAGAATTACGTTCTCAAATCAATGAAAAAAGAGCAGACATGAATGCAAAAATTGATCAAGCCCAAGCGAAAGCAGAAGAAGGCGATTTGCAAGGGGCTAAAGATCTCAAGGCTCAAATTGATGCCATCAAAGCTGACCTTGATGACTTACAACAAAAATTGGCTGATTTGGAACAAATAGCAGGTCTGCAAAAAGAGGATGTTCCTCAAGATGCTCCTCAAGATGGTTCCCAAGACAATTCTCAACAACAACAACGTAATAAAGGAGAAACAAGAAGTATGGTAAAAGAAAAAGAAATTTTAAACCCTAAGAAAGCAGAGTTACGAGGATTTGAGCAATATATCAGAAGTCGAGGTAAAGAAATCCGTAACTTGGACACGACTAATACCAGTGTTGTTATCCCAGAAGAAGTGGTAAATGACATTTTAGAACAAAAACAAGAAAGCTATGACCTAGCACAGTATGTAACAGTCAAAAAAGTAGGTACTAAATCTGGTTCTTTCCCTGTTGCGAAACGTAATACTGCTATTCTTGCAACTAAAGATGAATTAGCAGAAATTGCTGATATTACAGAAGATATGTTTATTAATGTTGAATGGGATGTTCAAACACGCGCCGGTAAAATTGCACTTTCTAATGAACTTGTTGAAGACTCTGCTATTGATATTGTGGCAGAAGTTAAGAAACAATTACAACGTATGGTTGTTGACACTAACAATCAAAACATCATCAACCTCTTGAAAGGATTTACAAAGGTAACTGGTACAGGCGTAGATGATATTAAAAAAGTGTTTAATGTTGACCTTGACCCTGCATTAAATAAATCCGTCATTGTAAACCAAAGCATGCTAAACTATTTGGATACTTTGAAAGATGCACAAGGTCGTTATTTATTGCAACCAGATTTGCAAGCTCCTTCTGGTAAATCTTTATTCGGTGCTCCTGTTATTGTCGTATCTGATGCTTTACTTGCAAATGAAGGTACTCAATCTAGTCCACAATATCCAATGATCATTGGAGACCTAGAAGAAGCCGTAGGTGTCTTTGTACGTAATCAAGTGACTGCTGAATGGCAAAAATTTGATTATTACAGTGAAGGGCTTTCTATTATAGTTCGTAACGATTATAAAGTTATTGACCCAAATGCAGCACGATATGTTGTTATTAATCCTTCAACTGGTTCATGATTAGCGTAATTTTTAGTGTAGGAAGGTGAATAATAGTGTACTTTAACATTTACGTAATAATTCACCTTCCTATTCCCTTTAAAGGGTAGGTGATTAATCATTTATGGATTTACCCACGCTTAAAACTTACTTGAGAATAGACCATGACCTAGATGATGAGATTTTAACACTACTTCAAAGCTATGCAGAGGAATACATTGTCAACGCTGTGGATTCAGACAACCTAGCATACAAGGACAATGTTTTATTTGACTTTGCTGTAACTTTACTAGTTGGTCACTGGTATGAGCAAAGAATTGCTTCAAGTGATGTTGCCCTCCAAGAAATCCCATTCGGTGTCACTCCTCTGATTAACCAATTAAGGGGACTTGTAGAATGAAGAAACTAACTACACCAGGACAAATGAATCAACGTATCAGTTTTTATAAGGTTCGAAAAACAAAAGATGATTATGGTGAGTACGTTGAACAAGATGTACTTGTATTCTCTTGCTGGGCTACTATACGGACACAATTTTTGAAAGAAGCATTAGCAAACATTGGTACAGTGCTTCAGGATACAATTACTTTTATCATTAGACATCAACAGGCACAAGAAATAACTAATGATATGGTAGTCGAACACAATAAAAAGAGGTATCAGATCATTGAGATTAATCCAGACTTGCAAAACAAACAATTTATGACGGTTATTTGTAAGGCGGTGTCTTAATTGGGTGTCAATGTTGATTCATCAAGTGTTGAAATAGCACTGAAGCAAATGTCAAAGAAAGTGAGAACTGTTCGTAATAGAGCTCTGAGAACAGCTGCAAAATTTGTTGCTGAAAAATTAGAAGAGAATACACCAATTGACCCCGCAGATAAAAATAAAACACATATGAAAGAAGATGTTACTGTTTCTGGGGTAGATCAATACGGAGAAATCAGAGTAGGGTATGGTAAAGAAACATACTGGAGGGTACACTTCGTAGAATTAGGGACAATTAAGCAGAGACCTTTACATTTTATCGAGCGAACAGAGGAAGAAACAAGAAATGAGTTCATGAAGATCGTTCAAGAGGAATTAAGAAAGGGGTTAGGCTTGTGACGTTACCAATAAAAATGGTCTATGACATTCTAATGAATGATGAAAATTTCACAGCCTTAGTGAACCCCGACAACATTTTTTTGTTAGATGTCCCTGAAGATTATCAAAAAATTGAAAAACTTCCTTTAGTTCGTATCAATGAGATAAGTGATTATCAAGATGGTTTTGCATCTAACATGCCTTTTTCTATGGTTGTTAGTGTACAGGTCGATGTTTGGGGTAATAGCATTAAAACACTAGACCCCATTCAAACAGTATTAGACAAGTTAATGGCTCAAAATGGATGGGTACAATATGCAGGGGGCATTGATAGAGACCCTGACTTCAACCAAACACCTAGACTTTACAGGCGTTACAGAACAACTTTACAAATCGATCTTAATTAAACACCTTTTAGGGTGTTTTTTAATGTAAAAAATGAAAAAGGAGTAGGATAATACATGGCTACACTTGGCTTTGAATCCGTAATGTTTGGAGTTATGGATGAAAATGAAAATACTACAGAAGTCTATACGATTGATGCACAAAAAGGTGGTGCCATTGAAGCTAAATTATCTGGACTTGGAGCAAATATGAACACTATTTATGCTTCCAATATTCCTTTTTATGTTTCGGCACAAGGTGTATCTAGCCCTAAATTGGACTTAGACATTGCTGATATTCCAGAAGATGTACTAAACGCCATTACTGGTGTAACAGTTGAAAATGGAATTGCAAAACTTGGTTCAAATACTCGGCCACCTTATGTTGCAG